AAAGAGGCAAAAAATAAAAAAGAAGAAAGCAATTCTGAAGTTGACAAAGCTTTTGTCAGTTCTGAAGATAGAGTGCTTGATCCAACGCTGGTAGACAAAAGCTTAATTGATAGAATGCCTAGTCCTTCAGGTTGGAGAATGCTTATTCTTCCGTATAAAGGAAGAGGCGTAACCAAAGGTGGGATTCACCTAACCAAAGAATCCGTTGATAGAGAAGCCTTAGCATCAGTAGTCGCTTACGTGATTAAGATGGGCCCACTCTGTTACAAAGACAAAGACAAATTTGGAGACACACCTTGGTGTGAAGAGAAGCAATGGGTGCTAATTGGTCGGTATGCTGGAGCTCGCTTTAAGTTAGGCGATGATGCAGAATGCCGTATTATTAACGACGACGAGGTTATCGCTACGATCGCAGATCCCGATGATATCGTCACGCTGTAAACGTGAGGAGGACTCATGCTAGAAGAAGAAAATAATCAAGCTCCTGAAGAGGAGATTGAAGAAGGTGAGATTGTAGAATTTGATGTTCCAGAAGAAGATCAAGAAGCGCAAGCCGCTGTAGAAGATGTTTCTGAAGAAGAAACAAAAAAAGTTGAAGAGCAAGACGAATTAGAAAACTATTCAAAAGGTGTTCAAAAACGTATTTCAACTTTAACTAAAAAAATGCGTGAGCAAGAGCGTGCCGCTCAATCTGCTTACGAGTATGCAAAAAGCTTACAAAGTGAGAATGAGCATCTAAAAACCAGTACATCTCAGCTTAATCAAAGCTACTATGGTGAAGCTGAAAATAGATTAAAATCTCAAAGAGCTCAAGCTAATGCTGTTCTAAAAGGAGCTTATCAAGAACAAGATTGGGATAAGGTAACAAAAGCCCAAGAAATCCTTGATAAAATTACTGTTGAAGACAGTAAGCTAGCTAATAACAGAATGCAAATTCAAAGGGAGCGTCAATATCAAGAAGCTCCAAATCAACAGGCATTTCAACAACCAGTTCAAGCTCCAACACCTCAAGCAGACCCTGAAGCAGAGAGTTGGGCAGGAAAAAACGAGTGGTTTGGTCAAGACGAAATAATGACTTTAGCCGCTTTTAACATTCATCAAAAATTAATTGAAGAAGAAGGATTTGATCCTAGCGACTCAATGTACTATGATGAGATAGACAAACGTATTAGAGTCGAATTTCCACATAAGTTTAACGACGGTGGAGAAGCAAGACCCAAGGCAAAGATGCAACAAACTGTTGCTCCAGCTGGAAGATCTGAAAGCTCTGGTAAAGGTAAACGACAAATCAGGCTAAGCAAAAGCGAAGTCGAAATGGCTCGTCGTTTAAATGTACCAGTTCAAGAATACGCTAAGCATATTAAAAGGTAATAAATATGACTGATAACAAAAAAACTAATAACAGAACTCCTCGTTCTGCTGATACTCGAGCTGATATGAACGCTCGCAAACCTTGGCGTCCCCCATCTATGTTGGAGACACCACCAGCACCTGAAGGTTATACCTACAGGTGGATAAGAGCCGAAATTGTCGGTCAGGAAGATAAAAAGAATGTAATGTCTAGGCTACGTGAGGGCTTTGAGCTCGTACATGCTGAAGAGATTGGAGACTTTGAACTTCCTTCGATTGATGATGGAAAGCACGCTGGTGTTGTTGCCGTGGGTGGTTTGCTTTTGGCTAAGATTCCAAACGAAACACGTGACGAAAGAAACGCCTATTTCTCAGAACGTGCTCAACAGCAGCAAGATGCTATTGATAATGATCTAATGAAGGAATCAGATCCAAGTTCTCCGATGTTAAAACCTCAGAGAACATCAAGCGTAACTTTTGGTGGCGGTAAAAGAAGTTAATTCTTATATCGTTAAATAAAAATTTAATTTAAAGGTAATAATATGTCTAATCAAAATGCACCTTTCGGATTAAAACCAGTAGGAACAGTTGGTTCGGGCTACAACAATGAAGGAGTAACCGAATATTCAATTGCCTCTGGTGCATCTGGAAATATTTTTTCAGGCGACCTAGTAAAGATGATGAACACAGGAACTATTTTAGTTGCTGGCGCTACAGATAATCCCGTACTAGGAGTCTTTAGAGGATGTCAATATACAGACTCAAGCGGAGATACGATTTTTTCATCGTATTGGCCAAATGGAACTGTGGCATCTGACGCGGTGGCATTCGTAGTTGACGATCCTAATGCTTTGTTTCAAGTTCAATCAGCTGCTACTGGTTCAGTAGTGCAGACAGTCGTTGGTAACAACGCTGACTCTGCTTATACAGCGGGTTCAACAATAACAGGCATCTCAGCTCTTGAAATCAGCGGCACTACTGCTGCTACTTCAGCTCAGTTGAGAATTGTAGGTATTTCTACTGATCCTGAAAACAGCACTTTAGGTACTGGTTCAGCTTCAGCTAATGTCAATATGATTGTTAAAATTAACGAGCACTTTTATGCTCAAGTAACAGGGGTATAACTAATGGCTATTAACAGATCCCAATTAGCAAAAGAACTAGAGCCTGGACTTAATGCCCTTTTCGGCATGGAGTATGCAAGGTACGACTCTGAACACGAAGAAATATTTGAGACTGAGTCTTCAGATAGAGCATTCGAAGAAGAAGTAATGATCGTTGGTTTTGGAAACGCTTCAGTTAAAGCTGAAGGAGCTGGAGTATCGTTTGATAACGCTACTGAAGGCTTTACATCGCGTTACAACCATGAAACTATTGCTTTGGCTTTCGCTCTTACAGAAGAAGCGGTCGAAGATAATCTTTACGATAGACTTGGTTCAAGGTATACAAAAGCCTTGGCTAGATCTATGGCAAATACTAAGCAAATCAAAGCAGCATCTGTTCTTAACAATGCGTTTGCAGCTGGTGTAACTGGTGGCGATGGCGAACCTCTTGTTTCTAACGCTCACCCTCTTGGTGGCGGCGGAACTGCAAGTAACAGACCAACCACTTATACAGACCTTAACGAAACTTCTTTAGAAGATGCGTTGATTTCTGTATCAACTCTAACCGATGATAGACAATTACAAATTGCTCTAAAAGGTATGAAGTTGATTGTTCCACCTCAACTGCAGTTTATCGCTGATAGATTACTCAACACTCCTGGTAGAGTTAGTACATCTGACAATGATATTAACGCTCTTAAGAATATGGGTATGTGTCCTGATGGATATGTGGTTAACCACTATCTAACAGACAATGATGCTTGGTTCTTAAAAACAGATTGTCCAGACGGCTTTAAACACTTCCAAAGAAGTCCTATGTCAACAGCCCTAGAGGGTGATTTCGATACTGGTAACATGCGTTACAAAGCTAGAGAAAGATACTCTTTCGGTTACTCCAATTGGAGAGCTGTTTTCGCTTCTCAAGGTGCTTAATTCTTAGCAATTGATAAAGGGGAGCATTTGCTCCCCTTTTTTTTGTTTCAATAAAATTTACAAAAAGCTACCTATAATTAGATTCTTGATGTAGAATTTAAGTAAACCGAGGTATATATATATGAATACTGGTTTACATATGAGTATTAGCTTAGCTAACTCACCCTGCAATGGGCGTTGTTCAACGTCAATGGCTCCCTTTGATGAAAGATGTCAAGGTTGCGGCCGAGATGTAGAGGAAATAAGAGACTGGGAAACCTATCCAGACTTTAGTAAAAAATTAATTAACGTAAAAAACTGGCTAGATGGTTATAATATTAGGCAGAAAAAAGAATCAACAATGACAGCAAAAGATATTCAAAAAATAAAAGATATAGATGGCAGAATGACAACTGTTATAGCTCTAGTTGAAATGATCGGTAAAGATATGATGGATGAATTTGGTAAAGATCCAGCTATTAAAGAGTCTTATCAAGCTTTATTTAAATGCAGAGAAGAAGTTTTAAAATCAAAAGAACACTTCCCCCAAGACTACTAAAGTAGTATAGTTATCTAAACCGAAGTAACCCGTTGTACCAACTGATTCGGCAGACTTACTCCAAGATGGCGCAACATATTTAGTTAGGAGCAAATTATGGCTAAATCAACTTTTTCAGGTCCAGTCAAATCATTGGCAGGATTTATTTCAGCAGGGGTTAATAACTCTGTTTCTTTAACCGCAGATACTACTTTAACAGTAGATGCACACGCAGGAAAAATCTTATTGTGTAATGATGCAGACGGTAAATTTACTTTGCCTTCAATAGTATCAACAACACCAAGCGATCCTACAGATCCTAATCAGACAAACAATATTGGTGCTACTTTTCATTTCTATATTGAAACAGCAGCTACTGATCTTGATATCAAAACTGATGGAACTGACAAATTTAAAGGCGCAATCCTTATCGCTGTAGATGATGGCGCTAAGAAAGCTTTTGTTCCAGCCGCATCTAACGATGTTATTACTATGAATGGTTCAACCAAAGGTGGAATCGTTGGAAGTATTGTTAGCTTTACAGCTATTGATACTGCAACATACCTTGTTAATAGTTCTTTGTTAATTGGTTCAGGAACTATAGTTACACCATACGCTGACGCTTAATTTTAGGAGCTTATTATGGCAGATGCAGTAACTTCAACAACTCTGTTAGATAGTGATAGGCTTGCTATTATTCAGTTGACTAATACATCTGATGGTAATGGTGAAAGTGCAGTCACAAAAGTAGATGTTAGCGCTTTACAGCCTAACAACTATGGTAAAGCATGTAATAGTGTTCGTCTTGCAAAGATTGTTTATTCAACCTT